TTAAAACTCCTGAAAGCTGTGATGATGTCGGGGTCAGAGAACACCCGATCTCTCAGTCTGGCCTTGATGTCTGGAGCAAGGTCTGGCTCCCCTGGCCTCAGAGGGATTTCGTCCGAGAGGAACTCCAGGATGAGGGCGAAGGATCGAACCCTGAAGAGCATAACAAAGTTGCTGATCTTATGGGCCAGCGTCTTTGAGCTCGAACCCATCATCTTGAACTCCGGGACCGGTGTCGTCACTAGGGGGAGGAGAATTGCCGCTGACTTCTTCGCCGCAGTGATGATTTCATCCAGAGGAGATCTTGGATCAGTGTGAGGAAGCAGACCTCTCAGGAAGTTCATAGATGCCATCGGAAGCCACCTCTCAGGGGACTGGAATGCATACTTCACCGAGATGCGCTCCGAGTCGGTGAGCGCGTAAGCATCCATGTCTAGAAGCTCCTGAGTCACCCTGTCGACAGATCGCCTGAGCGCCTTGATGAGAGTTCCATCGGGCATAGAGTAGAATCCAGGGAGCATCCTCTTCTTCCGGAGACCGTGTGCGATCAGGTATCTCTCGTACCCCACGTGGGAGTCAGTCACCGTGACAATCCTCACAGACCTGAAGTGTCTCTGCAAGCTCGAGATTAAGGATGCTACTAGCCCACAGAGGTCGATGAACACCTTTAAGATGAGGACTCCCTGTGGGTGACCGCGACGGAGGAAAAAGACCGTAACATTCCTCCAGATATCTCGCGCGACCTCGCCTCTTTCTTCGTCTAGAGGGAGATCTGCGTCACACTTCACGAGCATGGCTTGAGGGACAGCATCCTCCATCTCTTCTAGAACATACGGCTGACGCAAGTCGCCTCCAAAGTTCATCTGTGTGAGGAAGCGGAGATTAGGGGGGTACCCTGGGGGTCCTCCATCAGGGGAGCTTCGATAAGCGAGGATTGGTCCAGTTCGCTCTCCAGATCCTTGAAGTGAGTTCCAGTGGATCTGACAGTTGGGAAACCGATCACAGAGAGATCTCGTATCACCCCCGTGCCCATCGGCGAGACACACGATATGCCCCTCAAGGCAGTCATCCGGAGCGCTCCAAGTGATCCCCCTTAGGATGGTGTCGAGCTTCACGCAAGAAGTAGTTCCGTAACCCCCACACCGAGAGAGATGAGTGAGATCGAACACAGACTGACCCTGGATCGCGTAGGAGATCACTGAAGGCTCGACAGCTGATTGTGCAACACCGAATCTCAGATGCATCAGGCTAATCACACCTGACGAGAGAGGGAAATCGACGCTTATTGCGTAAGAGCCCTCGAGGTCGACAGGGATGACTTTGCTCTCCGTTTGCTCGAAATCATTCAGTCCGGGTTGACGATCTGCGGCGCGAACCAAGCAGTATGAGACACTCATGTTGTAGAGCTCTACCTGGACACAGGTCAGTTCTGTAACCCTCTTGGTTCCGTGACGTCTCACAGTCCTCCGAAGCCACCGGGTCCATGTGTCCAACTCAACTCCGCAAGTCTGTGTCACCCGGTGGAGAAGCTCTTTTGCCCAAGGGGGCGGGTCCAGGGAGGAGGGGCTGAGAGATCCATTCAAGAAATCTTGCCACTGTGGGAACCAGGGGATGACTGTAGGGCCTTGATAAGGCGATAGCAGCCAGGAGATGTCCTCCTCCCAGACAGGCTCCGCCACATGGGTAAGAACCATGAACAGGACTGCGCGGTAAGCTGGATCAGAGAGTCCGTCAAGGTCAGGATCGCGCTGTTGCGCAAGAATCTCCACTACTCTCACACAGTCAGGATTGATCAGGAAGCTGAAACATCCTGCCCGGATGCGATTCTCGAGCCCTCGATGGAGGATCGCCGTCGGAGTGGTGATCTTCATCCTCAGATGCGGCTGAGGGAAGGAATGACTGGCCCTCATGCTCTTAAGGACACACTCCCCGACGAAGGTTGCCGCGATCCCTGGGTTCACCCGCGGGGTAACCACGCTGTCGAAGTCGATGCCAGCGACCTCGGCGACATGAGCGAGGAAGGCGTGGGAACAATTGGCTTCCATCAGTTTCTTCATGAATCCTGCCCACGGGAGGTTGAGTCCCCTCACTGTTTGGAGACAGTTGTAGTCCTCGTTGAAGGGATCTTGACTTGAGGAGAGTAGGAGGAACAGAGCCACTGCTTCCTTCAGCCCTTCATAGACCGCCTTCATTGGCATCTTGAGGAGCATGAGGTTCCCAACAGGAGAGATCTGACGGCCTCTTGTGTAGAAGTGAGCCAAGTCCTCGATTGTCATTGGATCTGGGTCATGGATCTGGTTCACAGATGCAAGCATCGATGCAAAGGAGATCTCCTTCCGAATGAGGTCACTCACAAGGACCTCGGTTGCTTCTTCGAGCGTAGGAGGGGTGTGCGCCTCATCGACCCGGATCTCGGCTGTCCCGTGGATATCCGAAAGAAAGTCCGCGAGTCTCACCTCATTGTCGAGGATGGCGGGCTTCAAAGCAGGGATCACTGGGGGCTGGCCATCGAACACATCCTTGCGGGTGTACCACGAATCCGGCTCCTCGAGAGCGAAGAGGCATTCTCGGCAGTCTGGGACACATGACCAATACTCACAGGAGACATTCTCTGTCTTCGGGTAGTTCCAGTGCTCGAGGACAACAGCCCGAGCAGTGCACTTGTGATGCATGAAGTTCAGCCGATAGTTGTCCCCCGTTCCCCGGAAACGGTTGTTCGTGTCGACAATGTCATCCCCGGTCATGGAGGCGTTCTTCAGAGTGTTCGCGGCGATCGTTAGATTGTACTTAGGACAAGCCAAGTGGTGATCGCGAGTCCCCTGTTGTCTCTTGGCTGTGAAGGGGTCCAGCTCTTCGAGCGTCCGTGTAGTGTAATACCCGAGAAGATGGCGGCACACATCACGGACATTAGCACACTCAGGAGGAGTTGTGTCCACTGTTTCCAGCATGAGGACTGTCGGGAGATAGAGAATCTCGGCAATGTTTTTCCCGATCTGATCCACCTTTGGTACGGCGATTGGAGCATATTCCTTCCCGGAGCTGGTTGTCATCCCATGGTAGGGGTGAGCTGCCCGTGCTCGGAATTGAGGAAAGGTCAGGTGAGGGTCCACCGCCGGCGTAGCAACGGTAGTGAGGCGGAAGTGGTTCTCCGTGTACTCCTTCAGCTCAGGGTCCCCTGCATAGCCAATGAGGAGCTGGTGAGTCATGGGAGGATGCGTGATCCCTCGAATTGGGCGACCCCATCCGCAGGCTCGAAGGTGCTCAGCATGAGCAGTAGGGCACGAGAATGAGTCAGGATCCAACATAGTGGAAATCATCTGTGAATCCTCCAAGAACGTGATCTGAGAGACGTACTGGATCTCATCCTGAACAGCCGCCTCGATCCGGAGCAGCTCTCCAGTGGCACCACTCCTCAAGCCGTCGTAAGCGATGTTCACGATGAAGGTGATGAAACTACCGGATGTCTCAAACTTCTTCACGAATGATCTGATGATGTGGTACGGAGACTTCTCATACAAGGAGGAGATTGACCGAGCGTCAAGAGGCTCCCCTGAGCCGAGAGCTTCGACGAATTCCTCCTCAGGGAACTCCTCACAGGATTTGAGGATCTCTCGGAATTCCTGATTGACCACATTGGCATGGAGAGATTCACGCGTCCACCTCCCCATCCGCTGAAGGGCGGTCTCAGGACGGTGCCAAGGGATGGAATACGGGTCCGCAGTGAGGAGCTGGTATGACGGCTCGGCAGAGAAGCTCTGGTTGAAGACTGCTCT